GTTCCCCATGTACCAGCGTTTTCGCCAGTAGCCATTATCTCTATACCGAGAGGTGTGTATGTAGATGCCATAAATTTTGTTCTCCTAATAAACCTTTAATTTATATTACTTATAAAGTCAATGACGTTATATACTATCAACGTCCGTATAACTAGCACTTTGTGCTGCGGTTACATTACTGTAACTAGCACTTTGTGATGCTGATATGTTGCTATAACTAGCGCTCTGTGCTCCTGTAACATCTCCATATCCTAAAGGTGCTACATTTCCTACACTAACAGTTGCTGACACTCCAGTCAATCCCATTACTTGCGGAGGAGATAAAGAACCAATAGAAGAAGTTGCTGTTAGACCTGATAAAGTATAACCCACTCCTGTAACTAAAGATCCTACAGAAGAAGTTGAAGATACTCCTGTTAAAGGAATTCCTATTCCAATAATTAAACTCCCTACTGCAGAAGTTGATTTCTGACCTGTTAGTGAAATTGATTGTTGATCTAAAACTATACCTCCAACTGCAGAAGTTGAAGATAATCCGGTTAATCCCATTACTTGATCTGCTGGTGTAATTGATCCAACAGTAGACGTTGATGAAATTCCAGTTAAGGTAGTTGTATTATCTGATTTTGCAATTAAACTTCCAGGTGAACTTGTTAATGAAATTCCGGTTAATCCCATTACTTGATCTGCTGGTGTAATTGATCCAACGCTGGATGTTGCTGCAAGTCCTGTTAATGGAATTCCTAATCCGACACTAATTGATCCAACACTTGATGTTGCTGAAACTCCAGTTAAATTAATTCCTAGTCCAATACTAAGTGTTCCAACTGAAGATGTTGCTGAAAGTCCTGTTAGTCCTATTACATCAGAAGGTGTAATTGTTCCAACTGAAGATGTTGCTGAAAGTCCAGAAAGTAAAACTGTAAAACCAGACTCACCCCAGTTCTCTGCTCCCCATGTATCAGAGCCCCAACCTATTTCATTAAAAGGTGTAACTGTTCCAAGTGATGTTGATAATTGTGTGGGTGCTGTAAGGGCTACATCAACGTCAGCTTGATCGCCCCATTGATTTTGTCCCCAGGTTGTATTGGCTTGGTTCCAAGTATTAGCCATAAGGAATTACTCCTTATGCTATTCTCACGATAGCGTTAGACGCGTCTGCTGCTGGAAATTCAATTGTGAAAGTTCCACTAGTTACAGTTTTGTCTCCACCGAATGCGACTACACAAACTCCAGGATCCCCTGCTGCTGAATCATTAAAAATTAAACAACCGTTAGCTGTAAATGAAGCTGATGTCCAAGAAATATTTGCAAAATCACAAACAGCTGTGCTACTATCTAAAACTGGAGTTACACTTGTAAGGGCTTGTCCTTTTGCAGAATAAGCTGAACCTGATGTGTTAGTTATTTCATTTGTTGATGTGTAAGCTGTTGTACTTGCACCCATAGATGCTGAACTTGTATACAATGCTAAATTAAATGTGTTACCCGTTGATGCAGTAAAATCGTGAACTGCTGTTAAAATCTCTGTTTTAAATGTGTTACATATTGCCGATGATATTGCCATAAATTTTTGCTCCTAGTTATTGAGGTGGTGACTCTATTGGAATTCTTATTGTACCATCTGAGTAATCATCTCTTCTTCTTCTTCCAATTTGCATCGCTGCAAACTTTTGTAGTTCATTACTATACTTTTGTTCATATAATGTCAACATGTCTGTAGGTCCTTTTAAGAAGGCATATGCTTCTAGTAAACAAGCATATAGAAGCCCTTGAGGGAAGTATTGACTCACGTATGTAGTAGAATCGCCATCGGCTCCTGAACCTAATCCTGTAGGCATTTTGTTATAGTATATTCTAAAATTGTAATTAACATCGGGTGTAGGGGCTAAATAAATAGATCCTGACGTTGTATCACTTAATCCTGTTGCTCCACCAAACATAGAGTAATATTTAGGAGTTCCTGTAACATCTGCACCTGATGAAGTCGACCCTTCTGGACCTGTTAATCTTCCTACATATTCAGATAAAAAAGTTTGATCACGTCTCTCTAACCATGTACCTTGTTCCGTAGTATTAGAGGCATTAAATACTTCTACACCTCTTACAAATAAAGCTCCTGCAGGTACTCTTATGTTATTTACATCAGCTGCCATTGTTCCTTCTTGAACAAATCTATCTGAGTCCATTGGAATGTCTAAATTAATTCTGTGTTGAGCAGCCATAATAAAACCATCAACAATAGTTTCTGTAAATACATTAGCATCAACTTCAGTATAATCTCTGATAGCTGTTACTAAAGTACTATATGTATAATGTGTTAATCCTGCCATAGTTAACCTCTATCATTAACGGGTCCAATTGTACACTGAAAACCGCCTCCTGTTACTGCTGTAGTTGCATTAGATACTAAAGGCACAGTTAATGAATTATATAACGTTTCTGTTTGTGATGCTTTAGGACCCACAACTACTGTTGTTGCTATAGCTGTTGCTAAATAAGATCCATATACTTTTGCTCCACTAGCGTGTGTTCCTGCAGTTGTAGCTGGAGGAGTAGCTCCTCTATAAGGTGCTGCCGTTCCTCTAGTGCATCCTGTTAAATCATTAGATGATTTTCCTGTGTATTGAATAGTTTCATTTTCATAAGCTCCAGATGTACTATTTACTTTTTCAATTACAATGTATCCTGATGTTGGAAATTCTGATGCATCAGTTAAAGTAATTGTTGTATCCGAAGCAGTAAGTGTTTCATTTAAAGTTGTAGCTAATTCAAATGTAGATACCACAACGCCTCCAACATTTTGTTTAACAGCTTGAAATCTTACATAAGAAGTTCCTGCGTTTAAACCATTGTTTGGAAAAGATACACTTAAAGTTGTTGATGCAGCGGTAGTTGTAAAAGGATTTTCTGGTAAAATATCTTGTACTGCAAATTCTGTTCTTGCAGGTCTTGCGTGTAATAAAGCTTGTGGATCTGCGCCTACTGGATGTGGTTCTAATTGGGGTTGTTTAGCTTCAAATTCAGATGTGTGAACCCAGGCTCCTGTCCATTCTTTAACCATTTCTTTATAAGGAAACGCGGCCCCTGATCTATCTGAGATAGAGAGTGCTCTACTTCCTTTTGCAAATCTAGCCATAATTAAACTCCAGGGTAATATGCTTTAGGAGTAATAAATGTGCTAGCTGGTGAACCATCTTCTGATAAAGCTCTAGCAAATTCATCCTCATATAACAATTTCATTTCTTGTGTTCTTTGTGGTGCAAATTTCATAGATAAATAATAAGCTAATCCTGAAACCATACAGGGAACAAATCTGTAAGGTGTATCTGTTGCATTACTATAAGCTCCAACATCTTGAATTCTTTTTACATAATAAATATTTAAATAATTACTAGCTGCAGTTGAATTGGGTAAGGGATAAATAGTTACTGTAACTTTATCAATAAATCTTTGAATCCAGAATTGTGAAGGAGTTCCAAGGGATGCTTTATTTGCTGTTGCAGCATAAGCGTCTCTTGCAACTTTAGTTAAACCTGTATCTGATTGACTTGTTGTATTATAATTTTGTCTATAGTTAACATTTAAAATATCTGTAATACCATAAACATTTGCTACAGGCACAGTTGTTGCTTGAGGTGAAGCTGCTGCTGCTGCAGCACTATCAACTGAGTTTCTATAAAAAGTATAAGTACCTGCACCTTCGTCTGTTGCATTTACATCAGTTGAAGAACCTACTATTAAATTAATATTAGTATTTCCAACTTCCCAAAAATGTGCACCTCTATTACCCCATTCTTGAAATAATATATTTAAAGATCTTCTAGCTGTTTTAAGTTGATGTCCAGCAGTTCCAACTAAACCAATACGCTCATAAGCGTCTTGTATAATCTCATCGATTGAAAAGTCCTGATCAAATTGATAAGAACCTGAAGTTGTATTAGACATTTAATACTCCTTTAAAATGTTCCTACTATATAAAAGAAATCACAGTTAGTTACATCTGCATATATTCCAGTGTCAGCATAAATACCTGCTCCTGGTAAATTAAATTCCATAAATTCATTAGCGTTTGCTCCAAACTTACCATGAAAAATTAATGCAGAAGCTGTTTTTGCATCTCCAATTTCATTATAAAGTTTAATTTCAGCGTCTGCTGCAGAAGCTTGACCATATATAGTCATAATATTTGCTTTAGTAATGTTGGCTGCTGAACCGGCTACGAGTGCTTGCACTTGTCCGTCTGCTGCTAACACAACTGATTGTCTTACTTTTGATGTTATTGACATAATTTTATTCTCCTTTTAAAATTGTGTGTGGGCCGAAGCCCACACTTAATTATTTATTAAACTACGCTGCTGTAGCGTCTGTTAAATTATTAGCTTGTAAATATGTAAATGTAACAGTGGTTTGTCCTGTTGGAGCAGCATTAACTGCACCTACTGTAGTTACTGTAGCTATAATTTGAGTATCAGAATCAAATCTATCAGCTTCATCGAAAGATCCAGTTGCTAAAGTAGAGTACTCTGCTAAAGTTTGACCATCTTGAGCAGCTAAAAAGTATGCAACACTTCCTGTTTTACCCATTGATATAGTACATGAAGTAGCATTATTATTAACTACTGAAGTTCTTATTGTAGCTGTAAGTAATTGTGAGTTTTTTGGTATTACACCTACATTGAATGTAGTTGCTCCGGCTGCAATTGCAGTGTCAATCATTATTGATTGAGACATTACAACTTGACCTGTGTTTTTTACATTTTCACCAACAGTTGTTCCTGTAGTGTTTCTTATGTTTCCAGCTGATATTGGGCCGGAAAAGTTAGTATTTGCCATGATAGTTCTCCTAGTTAAATTCTACATAGTCTCTAGGCCGTCGACTATACTGCGTCTATGCAGAATATTAATTTATGTATAGTGCAGTTATTATATGTTATTTTTGAATAGAGTGCAAGAGATCCTACGGTAGAAATGCGATTTACGCAATGTAGCTTTGGTGACTTAAGTAGCTACAGAAACTTGTGGAGCAGCGCCTTCTACGCTGTTTTGTAAGTGAGCAATTCTAGCTTCTTCAAGCTTTATGTCAGTAATGACCTTTTTAATCGTGTCATCAATCCTAACCATTTCAAGAGTATATCTGTTATTATCCAGATGCTCCTGTTGCCACTTCAACTCCAAGTACCTTTTTTGTTTGTATAGGTCTCGTATCATTAATAACCTCTTCATAAGTTATTCTATTTAATCCCGGATGATAACTATCTCCGAGATGTTCCCAAACTATACTCTTTTCTCCTAGTTTGTCAAGTATAACTTTTTCAATATTTTCAACTGAATCATCAACATGTTCGATACTAAATTTAGCATGGTAGTTGTAGGCCCAGATATTGATTAGAGTTTTTTTCATAATTTTTCTTTCTACTATTAAAATGTGGCCGAAACATGTCCGGCCACAAAATGATTATTGCTTACGCACCTTCACAACCGTAGATACCTCTAAAGTCAGAAACGCCGAAAGCGTATCTTTCTCTAGCTTTGTATCTAACATTGCCTGTATCGAAGTCTCCTTCCATTGAAGTAGTCAATGGAGTTCTTGAGAACATCTTCATACCATTTGGAACGTCTGTTGTAATGTACCAAGAATCAGCATCAGTTAAAAAGTTATTAACTCTGTAACCTTGTGGGATCATTCCCATACTGTTGATTGCATTGATGTCATTATCAGCTGTTTGAGTTCTGCCTTGAGACTTCATAAGTCTTTCAGCATTGAACTGATTTGCAGAAGGAATTATCATTTTAACTCCTTTTGCAGCTATTCTCAAACCTCTTTCATCAGTCATAGCAGCGATATCAATCAATGCTTGTTCTAATGAAGTTTCGTTTAAGTCCGCTTGAGTTGCTAAAGTGTTTGATACTGTACCCGCGATAGTTGGGTGATCAGTACTAAACAAGTTTTCGCCATCACCTGATTTAAATGCTGATGTACCAGTTATTGCTGGTAGACCATTATTTAAAGGGTTAGCGCCTTTAACTTCTTTTGCGTTAGACATAGATCTTGCTAGTGCTTTTGTGTATCTAGAAGAAAGTCTGTCATAAAGGTTGTCCTCTATTGCTTCTTCTGTGATAGCGAAAGCTAGCGCGATCGTTTCCATAGTGTATCTTGCAGTGTAAGTCTCTTGTGCATCATCGTATGATACGCCTTGACCTTCTGCTTTTACATCTGCGTTAGCGAAACCAGATAACATTACTTCCTCTTCGAAAGCTCTGTCTGATGATTCCGTTGTATAAATCTCAGCGTGCTGATTTTCATACTTTTTGTATTCCAGACCGAATAGTGCATTCAAACCTGGTTCTAGTTCTTTAACTAGCTGTGCTCGTGATATTGCCATGTTATTATGCTCCTATTATTGCCATGTAACGGCGTTAGTTAAGTACTGGTTAAGATTCTGACATACAACTACAGTGCTATTCGCTGCTGCGTTATCGTTATTTTCAGGATCTTCTGCCATTCTTAACACTCTCCATTGATTGTTAGTGTCGTGTATAGTTCCAACTGTCAACTCTGAACTTGACTGACCAGAAATTTCTGATCCTGCCGCAGTTACAGTAACTCCACAAGTTCTACCAAAGTTTGCTTGAGTTATTGCTGC